AATAGGAAGTTGTATAGGGGCTTGAAGTGGTCCGCCCATCTGTGCGAAAGCATAATTAGGATTATAATAACGAGCAGAAGAATTAGAAAAATAAATAGGTGCTCCTACCGATTGATGTGCTATGAGATTAGTAGCGGTAGAATAAACAAATGGACCATTAGTTCCACCTAAACCAGTATGAAAAAAACCATTTTCTTTAAATAATGTAGTATCATCACCAGTTCCACTTTCAATACCATTAGGTGTAGGTGATAATCCACCATTAACACTAACAGTCATACCACAATTATTATATCCTTGATTATAAATATTATTTATACCTCTTTGTGTTGCTCTTATTGATACTTTTTTATCATCTTTTAGCACCCAATTAAAACCAGTTTCGTATTCATCTTGTAAATTAGATTGCCCCAATACAGATTGATTAGGTTGCATAAAAATATGGTTATAATCACCATCACATCCATAAGTATTACACGCTAATCCAATATTATTTACATATTGTGTTATATCTGCTACATTATTTTCTGATAAATATAAAGGTATAGGTGGATTTAACTGTGGAATTCCTACATACATATAAGCAGTAGCATCTTCAAAATCACCTACCTCTGTGCTCTGGAATTGTGTTTTAATAAAAGCAACTTGACTATTAGGGGCTAATTTAATTGGTGAAGTAAAATAATTTCGCCACTTGTAAGGTTTCATATTACTCCCACTACCTAAAACACTTGATTTAACAGAATTGTCGTCATTCTTCAAAAATATTAAACTCATTTTTTTATATAATATAATTATATATTAATAATGTTTAAACTTGTAAAACAAGACAAAAAAAGTTTAAAAGTTTTTAAAAATAATCCTAAATCTTTACACGCACCTTGTAATACAGAAATAGGTAATGAAACGACAGATATGAGCGAACATATAGCAGAATATGCTACAAAGAAGAAGCCAAAAAAGAGAATGCCGAAAGATAAAGAAGTTTTTGGAACTAAACCTTCTAAAAAATAGATGCTGGATACAGAATGTTTAGGAGTTTTTCTATATATGCGTTTATGTTGAATAATTTTTTTATCTTTACATAGTATATAATATGAGTTCAAACGATATGATTTATACCGATGACGAAAGCGATGCCGACAGCATTACATTTGATGATGGAGAGGAATTAATGTTTAAGATGAATGATATAGAACCACCATCTAAAAAGAGTTTAGAAGAAATGGATAAAGAAGAATTATTAAAAATTATTAAAAAAAATAAAGAAAATAAAAGAAAATATATTAGAAAATATCAGAAAACAGATAAAGGTAAGATGAAAACAAGGGAAGCATCTAAAAAATACTATGATAGTAATAGAGCAAAAATTTTAGAGAAAAAAAGATTAGCATACATAGCAAAAAAGAGTTTAAAAGAAAAATAAATCTTACCGATATATATATAAATGAATTTGATTGAAGGAAATTGTTTAGAAAAACTTAAAACCATATCAAGTAAAAGCGTTGATATAGTTATTACTGACTTACCGTATGGTAGGTTTGAAAAACATTTAGAATGGGATAAACCATTAGATTTGAAAATATTATGGAAAGAATTATGGCGAGTTAGTAAGAAAAATACACCTATATTTATGTTTGGTGATATGAAATTTGGTGTGGAATTAATAAATTCTTGTCCTAAACATTTTAAATATGAAATAGTATGGGATAAAAAAAGAACAACCACACCATTATTGAGTAGAAAAAGGTTAGGTAAATCAACAGAATATGTATTTATTTTCTATAAACATCAACCAGTATATAATTATGCAAAATATCATAAAGTATGTGAATTAAGAAATGAGAAAAATAATATAAAACCTAATGCTATTATCAAGCATTATAAAAATTCAAAACATAAAGTATATAAACCACGCTTACCATTAAATGTAGTAAATACACCATTAATAATTGGAAAAGATAATATGTATCATTCACAATCTGCGGTATATACACCAATATTACCTACTAATGTTATTAGCGAATATGCTGTTAGAAATAAAAAATTAATTCCTAATATAACAGAAAAACCACAATTTATTTTAGAATTTTTATTAAAATATTTTAGTAATGAAGGTGATACTTGTTTAGATTGTTGTATGGGAAGTGGTTCAACTGGTTTAGCGTGTAAAAATTTAGGAAGAAAATTTATAGGAATTGAGTTAAATAAAAAACATTATGAAATAGCACACAAAAGATTAATTGATTAATTTTTATTATATACTGATAATTATATAATAAATGGTAAGAGTTGGTAAAATGGATATTAAAGTATCAGAAGCAAGAAAGATATTAACATCATTTAACAAAATGTTTAAGACAGATGTAGAATATGGTAAGCGTGGTATAGGAGGTAAAGGAGTTTATCGTATGACCGCAAGTGATTTAGCAGAACAGTTAAAAAATTTTACAATTAAAGGTAAGAATGTAAGACATAAAACTAAAAAAGATTTTGCTTATACACTAACAGATGCTATGAAATCATTAGGAAGGGTTAAATCATCAAAAGCAAAAACATCACAAACACCAGCAACAGCACCTAAACAGATGAAAAAGAAAGCAAAAGGTATTACAGAAATGCTTTCACAGCAAAAAGCAAAACCTAAAAATAAAAAGATTATTAAGGGTAAAAAACAGACAAAAAAAGATAAAGCAGATGAAGCAAAAGCGATGAAAGGACAAAAGAAAAAATCTAAATCTAAAACTGATAAAGGAGAGGAAGATTTTACTGGTAAAAAGGGTAATGTATCTAAATCCAAAGGTAAAGATACTAAAAAAAGTAATCCTTGGCGTGATTATGTTAAAGCCAGTAAAGGAAGTGGTAAAACTTTAAAACAATTATCCGCCGAATATAAAGCAAAGAAAAAATAAAACATTTAAAAATTTTTAATATATTTAGTTATTATATAAAATGACTGATTGGAGAAAAATGTATCCAGATTATGAATTAACTGACGAAGATAAAGCGGTTATGGAGGGATTTAGTGCTAAACATAAAGTCAAACCAGATGAAGAAGCATTACATAGGAGATTAGAGGAAAAAAGAATATGGGATGAAACACCTCATTACCATAAATGCGATAGAAGTGTGATGAAAGGTTTTAGTAGATTAGACCCCAGAGTTCCAGTTAAAGTTTGTGGTGGATGTAAGCACTGCATAAAATATTTGATGGATAATGATAATATTACTCCATTAAAAGAAATGAAAATAATGTGTGATAGAAAAACTGATTCTTATTGGTTTGTAGATAAAAGAGGACAAAAACGAAAATTAGTTAAAGGAATTTTACCTCGTATAGCAAGAGCACAAGGATTAAAAGATTGTAAAATTTGTTATTGTAAATAAAAAATATAATAGTATTATATAATGCCTACACCAGTAGATATGGTCTTATATAATAGGATTAAAAAAGATATAACCAGTTCAATAAAAATACATTCTGCGTATAGAAGTGGTTTAATTGTTAAGAAATATAAAGAAGCATTTAAGAGGAAATATGGTAATAAATCGCCTTATAAAGGTAAAAAGGATGATAAGAAAGGATTAGGAAGATGGTTTAAAGAAAAATGGAGAACACAAGACGGTAAAGTAGGTTATAAAAAGAAAGGAGATGTATATAGACCTACAAAAAGAATAACAAAAAAGACACCAGCAACATTCAAGGAACTTGGAAAAAAGAAAAGTAAAGAAGCACAGAAAGAAAAGAAGACCAAAGGACGAGTTAAAAAATTTGATAAAAAATAAAATATGTAGTTATATTAGAAATTATGAATTATTCTTCCTTGATAAATCAAGATTTTATTAAAAAAGAAGTAAAAGATTATCTTGATAATCTAAATAGAAGATTTTATTATATTATTTTATTTTGGTGATTATGTAGGTAAAAATCACTTTTATAAGGGGTATATCACAAAAGAAAAATTTATATAGATTTTCCTTAATAACTATTAAGGATTTTATTAACAAAAGTTTTTGAAAAAATATTTTTAAAGAAGTTGAATTTTTTTAAAAATGTTTAGTTAGAATATATATAATGGATTTCGTTAGTAGCCAATACAACAAAACTATTCCTTCAAAATCTACCTTTGTTCCATCTGATAATCAATTATCTTACAGCGACGGACAGACCGTAAGATTTCATATTCCTTCATTTATGGGATTTATTGACCCTCGTCAGACATATTTAAAAATGAATGTTAGTGTTAATAATTCACCAGCAGTAGTTCATTTAAGTAATAAATGTGGCTCACATTCACTCATAGACCAAGTGCGTATTTATGACGCAAACCAGAATACACAACTTGAAACCATACAGAATTACGATGAACTCGCAGAACTTATGCATCATTACACAGAAAATCGTTCTATTAGAAATAAGCGTGGTATTACAGAAGCACTTGAATATACATCAAGAGATTATGATGGTGCGACTTATGATAATCTACCATCAAGAAATGCTAATAATAGTATGTTTTATAATTCTTATATTACTGGTAATGTAGCACCAACTAATGCGGATTTTATGAACGGTGCTAATGATGGTGCTATTCCTAAATCTAATGAAGTTGAAGTTGCTATGAGATTGTATAGTGGTATTTTAGGAGAACCTAATACTAAAATGTTTCCTGCTATGCTTACGGATGGTCTGCGTGTAGAAGTTGATTTAGCAAACGCTCAAAAATGTTTAAGAGCGTGGAGTTGTGCTGGTGTTATGGCGGAAAATGGTTTAGCAAAAGTTCCTAATGGTGTGGAAAGTTGTCGTTTTGGTATTCTTGATGCTACTGGTGGTGGTGGTGCTGGAACGCCAATTACTCTTGAATTACAGACGGAAATAAATGCTGGATATAATCAGATTACAGAAAATACTGGTGGTGGTGCTCTTCAAGCAGGTCTTAAACAAGCAGAATTTGACGCTGGTTGTCGTCTTGTTAGACAGCAGATGGTAGGAGCACATAATTATATTGTAGGTAAGCATCTTCACGCATTTAATAATGTATCAGCAACTGGTGTCGCACCAGTAAAGGTTGATTTAGGTGTTATTCAATCTGTTTCTTGTAATGCTAATGAAAATGCTGGTGGTCTTGTTTCTGTAAGTGTTGTCGTTTCTAATCCTGCTAATGTTCCTATTGCGTCCTTGAAAGGTGGTGTTGGAAATGTTCCAGCAGGAACTGCTGGTGCGGTTGAAAATAATCAAGTTTTTATGGAATTAGCAGATTTTTTGGGAAATAGTGCTGGAAGTGCTCTTACACCTACTATTACTGTTAAAGATATTGAACTTGTTGTAAAAACAGCACAGCCACCATCTGGATATGTTGAAGCACTTATGAAAGGAACACAGACAGAAGAAGGTGCGTCATACGATTATTACAGTTGGAATGTTTATCGTAATAACATTACATCATCAGAACAAGTAGTCCAGTTAAATATTCCTGCTTTGAATATGAGGGCTACATCTGCTCTTGTAAAACCAACAGAGAATGGACTTGCTGAAACCATAGTCAATAACAATTTAGAAAGTTGTGTTGATAATGTTAAGAATTATAATTTCCTTATTGCTAATAAACAACAGCCCACACAGCGTGTATCATTAGCACAACTAACTAATCTTACTACTGGACCACTTGTAGAGCAAGTAGCACTTTTTGAAACAGAGAAAGCATTAGGAAGTTCTAAAATGCAAGTAAGAAATTTAGATTTCCAGAGTGAAAATCTTGTTATTGCTCGTTCTCTTGCTCGTTATGGTGGTGTTTATCCTCTTGTTAAAGATGGTGGTTTCCAGTTAAGAGTTGATTACAAAAATTCTCCTCAAAATCCACAGAAAAATAAACTATTCATTACTTATGTAGGTGGATTAAGACGATTAATTGTAGGAAAAGGTGGTATATCCGTTCAAATATAAATAATAACAAATAAAATTTTGTTGAAGAAAAATATATAATTTTAAAAAATTTAAAAATATATATTAATTATATAAGATGAGTTATAATGGAACTACGAGAGAATTTATCCAGTTAAACGCAACAAATTTAGGTGATGGAACATTTTCTGACCGTTCTGGATTAAATCAGATAATTTTTGATATACCCAGAATGCCGAAGATTATGAACGGAAAAAGTTTAAGAATTAGTGGAACATTTAAGGTAAGTGATGGAACTGGTAATGTTTTACCACTTAATTCTTCTGATTTCTTTTCTTCCGCACCGACCAGAGATTTTTATATTGATGGTCGTTCTGGAATACATAGTTGTATAGAAACATTAACTATACAGTCGCTAAATGGTGCGACATATTCAACCATTAAGTCATATAATCGCCTTACAGCATCATTACTACCACTTTATGATAGTATTAATACTTACCTTAATGGTAATGATAGTGGGTTAGGTGGTTTAGGAAAAGATGTTTCTACCGCTAAAAAATGTGATAGACCTTTTGATTTTTGTATTCCTCTGCTTGATGGATTTTTACAAGGACAACCAGTAGATTTACAACTCGTTCAAGGTCTGCGTATAATCATTACACTTGCTAATTCTAATTATGTTATTAATAATAATAAATGGCGTAATTCCGCATCTAATTCCGCAAAGGATGATGGTGGTGCTTTTTATGCTATTACAAATGTATTATGCTCTTTTGAAGCAGAATGTCCTACAACAGAAGGACGAAGAGCGATGTTGCAAAATAGAAATGGTGTTATGGAATATAATACTTATTCATCGTTTTATAATGTTCTTAACAGCGACGACCATAATATTTCTCTAAATATTAATACTGGTAGAACGCTTAATGTGATTAGTAATATTATTCCTTCAAATTGGGTAAGCAATTATGATTACAATTCTCAACGAACTACACAAGTTCTAACGGTAGATGGTGCTGGTGAATTGAAAAATAGGGTTCTTTTAGAAGAACTTACCTTCACAAAAGGTGGTATGCGTCTTCCACTTGATTTTGAGGTTGATAGTAATGAAACAGAAGGACAAGGTATAGCAGATAGTTTTGCTAATTGGGAAGAATTAAATGCTTTAAGAGATACTTGGGTTAGTGGTAATTTCGTTAAATCATTACAGACAGAATTGTCTAATCCTTATCAGCGTATAGGAGGATTGACTGTTAAACAAGCAAGATTTAATAGAAAAGATAAACCAGCACTTGTAGATGAAGATAAAGTCCAGCAATTTACTATGGGTTTTTCTACGGATAAAATTACAGATAATGGAACTAATTATAAGGGAACACCATTAGGAATGAGAATCAGACATAATCTTCAAGGTAAAATTTTAGTTCCTCATTCTCTTTTCCTTTATGTTAAACATAAGAATACCATAATGTTCCAGAATGGGATGGTTAATGTGATGAATTAAATATTTAGTAAATAATAATTTAGAGTTTAAAAAATTTTAATTTATTAATAAATAGTATATAATGAGCGGAAGGTCTTTACCAGCATTATTGAGAACAAATGTATTACAGCGTCCAGAAACGCAGAGTGTAGATACATCTATTTTGCGTCCAGTTAATTTTTCACAGCAAGGATGTAAGTTTGTGTTTGAAAAGAAAGGAATATTAGACAGCAATTCGCATCTTCAAATGAAATTGCGTGTAAAAAGTGCTAATGGAGTAGATGTAGGTGCTAATGTTTTTGCAGGATATTTACCTACTGGAACTGGTGCTTTGTCTTGGATACGAAGAGCATTTCTTACCATAGGTGGTCGTAGAATTAGTAATTTAGATGAAGTAGGACAGTATAATACTTGGATGCGTCTTCATTATTCAAATGAATATAAAAAAGGTGTTATTATGCCTAAACAAGGTGGTAATGATATTTTTGTAGGTTCAACAGCAAGAGGACTTATAGCACCATCAGCAACATCTGTTAATGCGAGAGGTTTTTCTGGTCCATATGGTGTGTTAGGTAGAGAAGGAACAGAATATGCTTTAACAGAGTTTAATGCTGGTGGTGTTGATGGTGGAGTTCAAAATAACACAACAGCAGAGATGGGTTTATCTACTGCGGAGGAGCAAAAGATTAAAGGAGATTTTAATAATTGTCCTACATTTATGGTGGGGCTTTCACAACTAATTCCTTTTATGCGTGGTCTTCAATTACCTCTTTTTGCTATTAATCAAGAAGTAGCATTAAATATTGAATGGAGTGATGACGCATTAGGTCATAGAGTTCAAAATCCTACTGGAACAACAGCACCACTAATTACAGAATTTAGCGAACCAGATTGTCTTATATGTGCTGATTATCTATTTTATCCAGACCTTATGGAAGGATTGGCTGATGAAATTATGAATAAAGGAGGTTATGATGTGCCTTATGATGAAATGCTTACGCAGGAAAATACCATTACTGTTGCGAGTGGAGGAGATACTCAAAATTTAGAATTCCAACTTGCTTATGGTGGTAAAAAAGTAAAATCTATTGTAATCCAGAAGCAGGATGTAGATAATGCTAATTTAGAAATTAATAATATTGGTATTTATAATTCTATGGCTTATAGGTTAGGAAAAGAGATGCAACTTAATATTGATAGTCAAAATTGGTATAGTATGCCTCTTAAAAATAGTTCTTTACAGAAATCAGAATCAGATGCCGTAGAGGATGGATTACCAATTATGCTTTGTGATTACAGATGGTCTTGGAAATCAAGCACACTTGATGATGGTAGTGATGATGTATTAGGTATAAGTAATAGACAACTTAACGGCTACGACCAGACATCAGAAGTAGGAACTATGCATTGGGACGGTATTAAATTGTCTAATGCTTTCGGTCAAGGTAAAAGAGTAAGTAATTTACCTATGATTTATAGTGAGCGTTTGGTTGTTGCTAATGATGATGACGGTCAGCAAAGACGATACAGATTTTTTGTAAAAACACAGAGAGTAGCCAATATTAGTTCTGGTATAGTAAATGTTATAGAATAATTTAATTCATAGGGGGTTATAAGGAAATGAAAAATTAGTATAGATTTTCCTTAACAGTTATTAAGGATTTTATTAATAAAATATTTTAATATAATATATTATTAATAATGCCCTATCAGATAAAAAAGGTCAAAGAAAAATATATGTTATGGAAAATTAACGAGAAGAAATATGTTAATAAAAAATATAATACCAGACAAAGTGCTATTAATGCTGGTAAAAGATTTATGGAATATAGAAAAGAAAAACCAGTTTTAGTAGGAAATAAATTATTAAATAAAAATAAAATGTAATCATATTATAATGAGTTATAGTATTACAGCATATACGAGAGCAAGAGCAAAAGTTTTAGGTGTTAGTGTAAAGCGAAGCACTAATAAAAAGAAGAAAATAGATGTATTCAAAAATGGTAAAAAAGTAGCAAGTGTAGGTGCTATTGGTTATGGAGATTTTCCAACTTTTAAGAAGACAAAAGGTAAGGAATACGCAGATAAAAGGAGAAAATTATATAAAATAAGACATAATAAGAATAGACATAAAAAAGGGACAAATTCTTATTACGCAGACCAGTTGCTTTGGTAAAATTTTCTAATAGTATATTATAATGTGGAGTTTTATAAAATGGGCGATAGGAGTAAGAGAAAAAGAAGTAAATACATTAACGCATAATAGTATGGGAAAATTACCAGAAAATAAATTTATTAACTACGCAAGAGATATAGGAAAACCAAAAGATGATGAAGAACCTCATAAAAATATTTATGAATTTAAACATTTTGAGAGGTCATTAAAGCAAAAACAACAAAGAAAAAGTTATTCTCAATATTACGATTATTTTAATCATTCATAATATCTAATCTAAATATATTATGAACTCTACGAGTAGTGATGTGGTTATAAATGATAAAGGATATGAATATGCAACAATTGTTTTAGGTATGTTGTTTGTTTTTAGTGAAGTATTACCATTTATCAAGAAGCATAAAGGTAATGGTGTTTTTGATACTGTTGTTTGTTTATTGAGAGGTAGTAGTTGTATGGCTACAAAATTAGCAGATGTAATTGAGAAATGTGATGAAGATAAAGATGAAAAAACAGATAATAATGTATAATTAAATTTTATTTCTAATATAATTATATAGTAAAATGGCGAGTTCTGTATATAACGCTTACGCTCAATCAGCAGGTGAGATTAATAACAATTTAGCAGGTTTTAGAGAGGATGTAGATAATATTAAAGCAGTTAATAGACAAATTGTAGGTAAAAATAAACAATTATTACAAGATGCTTATACTAAAACAGATTTAGATGCCTTACGAGGTTTAGGTGAGGAAGTTGGTATAAGAACTTTCAAAAAATATGGTGGAAAAGCACTTGATTATGTAGATAATAGGTTTGCTGGTGGTAAAATTTCTTCTGATACAGAAGGATTTAATAATATGGTAAGAGGAAAATTTAATCAATTACGAGGTAAAGCAGAACAAGGTGTGGATGACCTTATGGGACGAGGAAGAAGTGCTATTAGAGAAGGACGAGGAAGATTACAAGATATGCAAGATAATATTAATCAAAGAAGCAGAGCAGGAGCAGGTGATGAAGATGGTGATGTTGAAATGAATGAAACTGGTGGAGGTAGTGGAGGAGCAGAAGGTGGAGAAGGTTTTGAAGCAGATGGTAGTGCTACAAGCGGAGCAGTAGAAGACCCTGCTAATGTAGATGAAGCAGATATGTCGTTTGATGATTTTATGAATCAGTTTGAAGTTCCAAGAACAGCAAATGGTGATATTGATTTTGATAGAGCAGGAGAGCAGACGCAGATGGGTATGGAAGATGCGAGAGGACAGCAATTAAGGTCTAACGCACCAGAAAGGACACCTTCGTCCGCACCAGAAGAAACTGGTAATGAAACCAAAGAAGATGCTGGTGAAGAAACAAAAGAAGGAGATGGTGCGGAAGATGGTGCGGAAGAAGGAGAAGACGCATTAGCAGACGCAGGAGAAGGAGCAGG